AAATCCGAGTCCAAGATCAGGGGCAAAACCCTCTATGCCTGGTACGGCGACGAGGTGACGACCTGGCCGGAGTCGTTCTTCATGATGGCTCTGTCCCGTCTCAGGATCCCCGGCGCTAAAGCCATTATGACCATGAACCCGGAGGGGCCGTATCACTGGTATCATAAGCAGGTCATCGACCGGGCCGACGATCCGAACGTGAGGGCGAAACTCTACCATTTCACGATGGCTGATAACCCCCACCTCTCGGAAGAGTACAAATCCTGGATAGCTTCAATGTACGCCCCCGGGACGGTCTGGCATAAGCGATGGATCGAAGGAAAATGGGCCGCCGCCGAAGGTGCGATCTATGATCCTGATATCATCGCTGGGGCGATCGTGAAAGACCTCCCCGGAAGCTTCGACCGCTACCATGTGGGGATCGACTATGCAGAGTCGTCGGTGAACGTGATGCTCCTTTTGGGTCGGAATAATGGCACCTGGTATCTGATCCGAGAGATTTATCACGACGCAGTGAAGGCGGGCCGCCAGAAGCTCAATTCCGAATACTCGAAAGACTGCGGCGAGCTTCTGAAAGACGGCCACCCCCGGATTGACTGCGATCCCGGTGGAGGCGGCGCGGGCTTGATCGCTCAGCTCCGACATGACTATCCTGGATATATCGTGAATCCGGCATTGAACGCCGTGGTCCCTGGGATTCAGACCGTCGCTGGAGCGATGGCGCGAGGCCAACTTAAGATATCTGCTAATTGTAAACATACTTTGGAAGAGCTTTCAAACTACGTCTGGGATCCTAAAGCTCAGGAACGGGGGGAAGATAAGCCATTGAAACAAAACGACCACTGCTGCGACGCCCTCCGCTATGCCGTATATAGGGTCCTGAAGGGAACTGCAAGCGTGGGCGCGAAGCCGAGAGGGATGTGAGATGACCGAATCCGAGGGGCTGAAATGCGCTCTCTGCGGCGCGAAGCTGAAAGACCAGGACGCCTATGCGAAAGTGTCCATTTCAGCCGAGATCTTTGAATATTCGCGCGGTTCCGTCCATGCTACTGGTCAAAAGTGTACATGGGACGGCCTCCGGGTTTGTGTTAGCCACCTGGGATCGGTCGCCGGGAACATCGAGGATAACCTCGCCTACATGAAACGCCAGAGAGAGAGGGACGAATGATCACCGATATAGAGGCTCTATTCGCGAAGGGAGCTTATTGGCCCCCACGAGATGCTGACACGGCCAACAGGCTCAAGCGCTACACCCAAAACGAGAGCCTTTTCATGGGGGAGCATGGCGAGGTCTGGAAAGACGAGATCAGGAAGCTCCGAGCCGACAAGTCGGGCGACCTTCGGCTCGTCTTGAACTTCTTCAAGCGCCTTTCTCTTCTATGGTCTGATCTCGTCTGTGCCGAGGCACCCGAAGTCTCGACCGAATCCGACGCCGAAGCCGAAACGATCGACCGGATCATCGAAGATACCGATTTCTGGACCGTCCTCTCTGATGCGATCATCGACGTATCGAAGTTCGGCGATGCCGTTCTCAAGATCCGATATGACGGGTACGGCGTCATCGAGAACGTCCCCCCTGAGTACTGGTTCCCCGTCGTCGATAGCGGGAACGTCAAGCGCGTTAAGGCTCACATCCTCGCCTACACGATCGACGCCCGCGAAGAGCCGGGCCTGATCGATGTCGATGTGATGGTGAGCGCCGAAAACCAGTCTTTCCTCCCCGAAGCCACGATCAAGGCATGGGAGAAGGAAAAGCCGATATCTATCGGGCGCGTCCAGTACCTCAAGGTCGAAATACATACCGTCGGCCGGATAGAGCACCGCCTATATCGGATCGCTGACGAGAAGATCGACGCCCAGCTTGACCTCAACCAGCTCCCGGAGTTCCGGGGCATGGCGACGATCGAAGAGACGGGGCTCGATGACTTTTGTGTTCAACTCATCCAGAACGTAACCAGCACAAAGCGATACCACGGCATGGACGATTACCTCGATATAGCCGACATCATCCGAGAGCTTGAATGGAGGTACGCCCAGATCCTCCGAATTGAGGACAAGTTCTCCGATCCCTGGATGTTCGGCCCCCCGATCGAGGAGCAAGATCCCCGGGACGGCGAGTACAAAATCACCGGCGGCTCGAAATACATCAACCTTGTCGAAGGCCAATCGCCTCCGGGCATGATCACCTGGAACGGCGAGCTTCCGGCCAACTTCGTCACGATCGAGAGCCTGATGCAAAGGCTATTCGAGATAAGCGAAACGTGCAAAGTGGCTTTCGACGCCAGCGCCGGAGGCCAGGGGCTTTCGGCTCAGGCTCTTCGGATCATGCTCACCGCTCCATTGAAAAAGGCCAATAGGCTCCAGACGAGGGCGACGCCGACGGTAAAACGGCTCCTCAGGTTATGTTCGGCCCTGGAGGTCAACGCGGGCATGGCGGGCGCGGTGGAGCTATCCAATCTAAAAATCACCTGGCATGACGGCCTCCCTGCCGACGAGATGGCCGACGCCCAGAGGGACGCGGTTCTGGTGACGGGCTCTGTCCGGTCGGCTCAGGGTTTGATGAGGGACCGGGGAATGCCAGAAGAAAAGATCACCAAAGAGTACGGCGAAATGATGAACAGGATCTAAAAAAGGTAGGGTCAAGACCTGAGCCTGGGTGGGGGATAGAATAATGCCACTCAAAAAGGGTCGATCTAAGAAGGCAGTCAGTTCTAATATTCGTACTCTGATGAAAGAGGGCAGACCACAAAAACAAGCCGTGGCGATCGCCCTTTCAAAAGCCGGTAAATCAAAGAAAAAGAAGAGGTGATGAGATGGCAAACACTGTTACGATAGCCGCGATCAAGACCGCCCTCGATGGCGAGGTGGACGACCTGAATACCCTGAATACCGGAACGCCAACAGTCAAAGAACTTGAGGCCGGGCTTGCCCGTCAGGTGGCCGCGTTGCTGGCGGCGGGAACGATCGCTATGATGAGCCGGGTCGAGGATAGCTGATGAAAATAGACCCGGTAGAGCACTGGTGGATAGACGCTTGAACACCGCGGGCTCACTCAAGCCCTTAAACTGAGGTAATATTCATGACAGAAAATGAAAACGACGCGGGAACGCTTCCCGCTGGCAACGAAGGCGGAGAACCCACTACTCCCCCCGCGGGGGAGGGCGAAAAGCGGCTGACTCAGGCCGAAGTTGACGCCATAGTTCAGGACCGGCTTAAGAGAGATCGGAAGGCGAGAGAAGAAAAGATCGCCGAAGAGCTTGGCGTCTCTCTGAAAGAGGCGAAAGAAATCATCGCTGCAAAGCGAAAGCAGGCAGACGACGAAAAGACCGAACTCCAGAAGGCGATGGAACGATCAGCCGAACTGGAGGCGAAACTCAAAGCCAGGGAGATCTCGGATCTCAAGCGATCGGCGGTCGAAAAGCTGATCGCCGAAAAGAAGATCAGGCTCCCCGATGGTGTTTCAATCTCCGACGTCCTCCGGACGGTTCCAGGCGAGACAGAAGACGAGATTGAAGAGGGCGCGTCCCTCCTCCCCCGTCTCTTCCCGCCAAACGTGCAGGTAGGCGGCGTGGGCACGAATCCGGCCAACCCGGCCGGGAATCCCCCCGACCTCGACACTCAGATCAAAGAGGCGGAACTCAAAGCCATGCGTTCGGGCGATCCGAACGACTGGAAGAGAGTAACCGCCTTGAAAATCAAGAAACAAGGGTTATAGGTGAAACGAAATGGCTAACGCAGACGCATCCGCGACTTACTGGAACACTCCCCAGTATCACGGCCAGCTCCTAACGCTTGGACTGACCGACAAGAATTGCAAGTTTCTGAACATGATTGGCGGCCTGGGAACGATGGGCCGGGCCGGCGGAGCGAAGACCACGACCGTCTTGAAGTTCCCGCTCAACTCCGAGAACGCCTTCGACGCGGCCACGCAGCAGGACATCACTGAAGACGAGACTGCCACCACCCCCACCCCCAGGAACTACGACCGGGCGCAGACCGAGTACAACTACATCCAGATATTCCACCGGGGCGTCGGCGCTAGCTACCTCTCCCTGAGCGCGAAGGGCGTCCTGTCTGGTCTGCCTATCATTGGCGATGTGCAGGACGAGAACGACCCTTGGACCGACAACCTGAACATGAATATTAGGCAGATGGCGATAGATATTGAGTACCACATGCTCAACGGCCAGCTCAACGAATCCGCCTCTTCCGCCGAAGCTTCCAGGATGGCCGGTCTTTTCGCCACCCAAAACAAGGACGGTGGGACCGCCCACACCCTGAACACTAACAAGGTGGACGCCGAAGGCGATGCCCTCACGGTGGCGGATGTGGACGATCTCCTCCTCCTGATGAAAGAGACGAGCTACGCTCCGATGGTCAACCCCGTCTTCATCGGTCGGTACAGCGCCATCAAGGAGCTCGCCGATCTCTACGGAGTCACCATCATGGCCGGGCCTACCAACTCCATCGGGACCGTCTCTGGTCAGATCGATACCATCGTGACTCAGGCCGGGCGGTTCCCGCTGGTGGAGGTTCCTCAGTGTCCCGCAAACACCCTCGGCCTGATCGATCTCGCCTACGTCTCGCCTGTCTTCCTCCCTGTCCCTGAGAGGAACGGGCGGCCTGGTGGCTACATGTTCTTCGAGCCGATCTCCAAGGTCGGGGCCGCCGACAGAGGGCAGCTCTACTGCCAGATCTCCCTCGACTACACGACAGAACACTATCACGGCAAGATTTATAATTTCTGAAGGATGTTGAGGTGACTAAGAAAATGACGCGAATTCTAACCATCCTCGCCATCCTCTCCCTGATCGGAGCGGTGACGGCCCTCCCCAACTTCGGCCCGGCACAGGGCTTTAGTAACCGGGGCGACATCTCGTTGGGCGGGGATCTCACCGTCGGCGACGATGCCGACGTTGTAGGCGATCTCACCGCCGGAACCATCACCTCGGATGGTGCTGTGACCGCCACGACCTTGGCCGTAACCGACGCCGACGCCCTCACGGTTGGTGGGGTGATCGTCCCTCAGGAGGAGGTCATCGTCTGGCAGATCGATGCCAGCAGCGTTGACGAGAACATCTTCATAGCCTCTGACGCCTGGACCATAACCCACATCGAGGAAGTCCACGCCGTAGCTGGAACTCACGGCGACCCTGTTACTCTTGAGGTGAACGTCTGCGACGGAACCGAAACGCCCGCTAACGGTGACGCTGCACAGACGGCGACTTTCGACCTGAAGGGAACCGCCAACACCGTCCAGGCTGCGACGCTTACGGAAACCATCACCCTTGCAGACGGTGACAGAATCGCCCTGGACTATACCGGCGATCTCACAGCGCTTGCGGGTGGGGTTGTGACCATCCACATGGTGAGGGTCTGACCATGAAGCTGAGAGTCAAGCGGGCTCATCATATGTACCCTGGAATCTTCCTTCGGGTAGGCGACGAGATCACGCTTGAGCCGGATCAACTGGGGACCGAACTCGTGCGCCGGGGCTTCTTCGCTGAAGTCCCGGCCCCCGCGCCGGTGGAGGAAAAAAAGCCGAGAAAAAAGACGACGGGTGGCGAATAACCCCCCAAATGCATCATGGTGGTAGGTGGTAAAAGATGCAAGTGGTAAAAATAGCAGGAAAAGACGGCGATCAGGTGACGGAAACTGGCGCGGCCCTCGACGTCAACATCAAGAGCGGGTCGTCCGGGCTTCCCTCCGGCGCGGCCACCTCAGCCCTCCAGACGGCCCTAAACGGGCTGGTCGGCGAGGTCCAGGCGACTCCAACAGCGAATACCCTTCTATCTCGGCTCAAGGCGATCGCCGACGCCCTGCCCGGCATCGGCCAGAAGACCGCCGCAAATTCCATGTCGATCATCCCGGCTTCGGACATGGGAACGATAGCCGTATCAGCGGCGAGTCTGCCTCTCCCATCCGGCGCG